ATCGAAACTATAGAGAAGTACATGATTGGTTAAAAGGATTATCTTTTCCAGAAAATCATACACAGTTTCAAAATCTTTTAAGTGAAGGTTCTGATCGTATGCCAAGATCACAAAGTCGTGGTGTACAAACTGAATCTGGTAAAACATATCCTGCAACACCAGATGCCGCTATCTATTCTGATGCAACGTTGTCTATATTGACATCAAAAAACAATCCACAATTAGAGGTGCGTTTTAGAGATGTCTTTCCAAAATCAATCAGTAGTGTACAATTAACCACACAAGATACAGAGATTTCTTATCTTGTTGCTGATGTGACTTTTGGATACAAATATTATGATTTTGCAACAATTTAGTTGACTTTATTATAAAAGTGTGATATAATGGTATATTATGGATTTAGAAAAACTACAAGAAGAAGCCACTAAAGATTTAAGAATAGACGATACAGAACTGGATATGGAATCAGTTCGTACTCCGATCATTCACAACAAATATCTCAAATATCTTTCTAAATTTTCATTACTTCTAAAGAAAGCGGAAGACGATTATGATATACTTGCAAAAGACAAATGGGAATACTATACAGGCAAAGCACCTGAAGAAGTATATAGAGAGAAGCCATTTGAAATTAAAATACTGAAACAAGATGTTGACAAGTATATTAAATCAGATGCAGAATTAATCAGACTATCACAGAAAATAACTTATCTTCGAACAGTTATAAATTATATAGAAGGCATCATAAGAAATATTAATAATCGAACATTTAATATAAAGAACGCTATCGAATGGAAGAAATTCACTCAAGGATCAATATAGAAAAAGTTGATGAAGTTTATATCAAAGTAAGATGTGAACCTCATGTAGCTGCAGAACTATCGGAGTTCTTTACATTCGAAGTTCCAGGCGCCAAGTTTTCTCCAGCATTTCGCAATAGAGTATGGGATGGAAAAATACGTCTATACGATAAAAGAAATGGTAAACTCTATGGTGGACTATTGGCATATGTCAGAGAGTTTGCAAAACAAAATGAATTACAAGTTAATCAAGCACCAGATGTCTATTCTTCAACAAAGATTGATATTAAAGATGTTGAAGGTTTCTGTAAATCATTAAAACCTCAATCACAAGGTAAGAATATTGAAGTCAGAGATTATCAGATAGAGGCAATCTATCAATCACTCAAACGACACAAGTTATTGTTACTATCACCAACTGCATCGGGTAAATCACTCATCATCTATTCAATCATTCGTTTTCATCAAATGGCTGATCGAAAGACGTTGATCATTGTGCCGACTACAAGTTTAGTGGAACAAATGTATTCAGACTTTGCAGATTATGGTTGGAATGTTGATAAATATTGCCATAGAATATATCATGGATATGATAAAGATATTGTCAAAGATGTTGTAATCTCAACATGGCAATCTTTAGCAACCCTCGATAAAAACTATTTCAAACAATTTGACTGTGTGATCGGAGACGAGGCACACAACTTCAAGGCAAAGTCATTGACGACTATAATGACAGCGTTGAATAATGCGAAGTATCGTATTGGTACAACAGGTACTTTAGACGGTACAAAAACGCACAAATTGGTATTAGAAGGTTTGTTCGGTCCTGTGTATCGTGCAACTTCGACAAAGAAACTGATCGATAAAAATCAGTTGAGTAAATTAACGATTAAATGTTTGGTACTAAAACACAATGAAGCAGATAGAAGACAAATACGAAATGCAACCTACCAAGAGGAAATGGACTATCTCACAGGACACCAAGTACGAAATAACGTTATTCGTAAGTTATGTTTGCGTCTGTCTGGTAACACTCTTGTGCTTTTTCAATATGTAGAAAAGCATGGAGTACCGTTATATGAAAACATTAAAGAAAAAGCTGAAGAAGGTCGCAAAGTCTTTTTTGTGTATGGTGGTACTGAAACTGTGGATCGGGAAAACATCAGGTCGATTGTCGAAAATGAAAGCAACGCTATTATTGTTGCCTCTTACGGAACTTTTAGTACTGGAATTAATATTCGTAATCTTCACAATGTTATATTCTCTAGTCCAACCAAATCTCGGATAAGAAGTTTACAATCCATCGGTCGAAGTCTAAGACAATCAGAATCGAAAACAGATGCAACGTTATATGATCTAGCAGATGATTTAAGTTTTGGTACTTATAAAAATTTCACATTAAACCATTTTTCTGAGAGAATCCTTATATATAATGAGGAGGAGTTTGAATATTCTATTCATAATATAAATTTAAAATGACAAAATGGAATCATAAATTAGATGATATACTAGGTATTGAAAGACAGGATATAACAATTGACCTAAGATATTATAACGAAGGATTAGATAAACACATCGGTTGGAATGCCGGACCAACACATCCAAGATATGGTGTTCCACAAACTGATTATCAAAAAATGATAGTATCAAAAATACATAAAGGAAAAATAGTTTCGGAAGAAACGAAAGAAAAGATGAAGAAGGCATGGGAGAAACGAAAAAAGACTTTTGTTAGTCCTTTTGCTAATAAAGAAAAAATGAATGCTATTAAAACATCAAAAGAATATAGAGATAAATTATCTAAAGCAAATAAGGGAAATAAAAAATGTGGTAGAGATATGTCTGGTGAAAATAATCCAATGTTTGGAAAGAAACAATCAGCAGAAGCTAAACTAAAAATGTCTTTAGCAAAGAAAAGATAAATAGTAGTATGACACCAAATGATTTAAAAGTCGTAAAGTTATCAAGTGGCGAACAGATTGTTTGTTATTTGACACACGAAGAAGGATCTGTTTTCATTCGAATGATAGAACCTTTAGAACTCAAAGTCTTATCAGATATTAATCAATATGGTGCTGTTGATGAAACAGTATGTTTATCTGATTGGATCCATCATTCAGCAGATAATGTTTTTTCTATTCATAAAGATAGAATTGTCACTATTTCTAAACCAGATGAAAATTTAAAAGAATACTATATTGGTACAAAAAAGAAATATGAGAAAATTAAACTTGAAAGAGAACAAGAAAGAAAGGCTGAGAACTCCCTTAAAATGTTAGAAGATAAATTTAAAAGGGGAGATAATAAGTTGACAAAGAAAGAGTTGTATGATATATTAGCTGGTAAGATTACTAAGCACTAGTATGAAAGTATTCTCTGAAGCAGGGACATACGTATTATAACAGAAAAAAAATAAACTGTCAAGCAAAAAATAAACATTGATTTTTTACTAAAAATATGATATAATATAACAGAATTGAGAATATTATGAAATCACAAAAACCAAAAGAACATTACGTTAATAACAAAGAGTTCTTAACAGAAATGATCAAGTATAAGGAAATGTGTGCGAAGGCAGAAAAACGTGGTAGAAGACAACCTCCGATCACCAACTACATGGGTGAATGTTTTTTAAAGATTGCCAACCACTTATCTTATCGACCAAACTTTATTAACTATACGTTCAAAGACGATATGATTTCTGATGGTATTGAAAATTGTTTACAATATGTTTCGAACTTCAATCCAGAGAAATCAAATAATCCATTTGCATATTTCACACAAATAATTTACTATGCGTTCATACGTAGAATCCAAAAAGAAAAGAAACAAGCAGAAATCAAACAGAAACTTTTAAATCGAACAGACATTAATCAATATGAAACGATTGAAGGTGATGATACGAATTATAACAATACGTATGTTGACTATATGCAAAAGAACGTAAGTGAAGAAAAACCAAAAAAAGAAAAAGAGAAGAAACCAAAAAAGAAATCTAAACTTGAATTTTTTATGTAATGAAAATAGCGATCATAGCTGATACTCATTTCGGTGTTCGGTCAGATAGTCCTGCCTTTGCTGAGTATCAATATAAATTTTTAGAAGATATATTTTTTCCATATCTACAAAAGAATAACATCAAACATCTTATTCATTTAGGTGATGTTGTTGATAGACGAAAGTTTGTGAACTTCAAAACATTAAATGATTTTAGAAATAAGTTTATGTTACCTTTATGGGATATGAAAATTGATACTCATATCATTATCGGTAACCACGATACGTATTACAAGAACACAAACGAAATTAATGCACCCATAGAATTGTTTACAACTTATGATGGTGTCCATGAACCTTTCATTTACGATCAACCTAAGATAATGACATTAGATGATGTTCGTTTCTTAATGTTACCTTGGATCTGTCCAGATAATGCAGCTCAAACAAAAACAATGTTAGAACAAGAAAGTGCTGATGTTGTTTGTGGTCATTTAGAAATTGCAGGATTTGAAATGTTAAATGGTTTGACTAACACTCATGGTTTAGATAAGAAGTATTTGAAACGATTTGAGAAAGTATTTACAGGTCACTTTCATAAGAAGTCAGACGATGGTCATATCTACTATCTTGGTTCACCATATGAAATGGTCTGGTCTGATTATAAATGTCCGAAAGGTTTTCACATATTTGATACAGAAACAAGAGAGTTAGAACGTATTGCAAACCCCTACAGAATCCACCGAAAAATCTATTATAATGACGATACAGAGGATTATTCTGAATTTGACTACTCAGACTACAGAGATTCGTATATTAAGGTTATTGTAGAGAAAAAGAAAGATTATTATATGTTTGATCGTTTCTTAGATGGTTTCTATAAAATGACTAATATACACGATTTAAAGGTCATCGAAGACTATTCTGATTTAGATTCTTCATTAGTAGAAGATGATATTGCCGAAAAGGCAGAGGATACAACAACCCTCTTAGATAACTATGTTGAACAATTAAGTACCAAGTTAGATAAAGGTCGATTGAAAACATTGATGAGAAGTTTGTACACAGAAGCAAACGACATAGATTTATGATTATAGTATCAGCATTAAAAGAAGAAGTCAGTCAATTAAAACAACCTATTTTACTCACAGGTGTTGGAAAGATTAACGCAACACTTAAATTGACAAAATATATTATGGAACACAGACCTAAACTTGTAGTTAATTATGGCACTGCAGGTTCTGTAATACACAAACAAGGAAAGATTATTGAACTTGGACATTTCATACAAAGAGATATGGATGCAACTGAACTAGGTTTTGAAAACTATGAAACACCCTTTGATGAACGAATGATATCAAATGGGCAGTCATATCATATCTGTGCGACATCAGATACTTTTGTTTCAAACATCACAAGAGAATATGATTGTTATGAAATGGAAGCCTATGCAATTGCAAAAGTGTGTCGTTTCTTTGATGTGAAATATCGTGTGTTCAAATATATTAGTGATTCTGGTGATGCCAGTGATTGGGAAAAGAATTGTGAAAAAGGACAAGAGTTATTTAAGAATGAGATTTTGCCAAAGTTATGAGTATGAAATTAATTAAGTTAGATAGTATTGATATAACTTTAGATCCAGTTCGACCTGAATTGAGTTTAGATTATCGAAAAGATTTAGGTAGAGAAATATATGGTTTGTCATACTTTAGGTCTTATGGTGATGTCATTGGTGCTGTTGTTTGTATTTCTTATTGTAGTAGTGTACCAAAAACTGTATCAGAAATGACAGAGTTTACAAATCCAAACGGTCACATTGCAGTTGCTTATACATTATTCAACACAGGAAAAGTTAAAGGTTCTGGTAAAAATCTAATTGAATTATTACATCAACACATGAAAGATAATAGTGATATAACACGATTAGTTACATTATCACCCAAAACAGATATGGCAAAAAACTTTCATTTAAGTATGGGTGCTAAAATGATTAACGAAAATACAGAGAGTTATAATTTCGAATATGATTTATTTTAAAAAAGTACGTTGGAAGAACCTTCTTTCAACAGGTAACACATTTATTGAAGTTGAATTAGATAAGAACCATACCACACTTATCATTGGTGAAAATGGTGCAGGTAAATCGACTGTCTTA